GCGAGCCCCAGGCCAACGGCGTGAATCGTGCCGCCTCTATGTAGGCATTCAGACGGCGCGGCCAGTCGGGATGTCTCATTGCATCATCACCTCTTTGCTGAACACCACGATCGTTTTCTCGGTCATCGATTCGATGCCGACGAAGAATGTGTCCGTGGAGTCAATGCGCCGCTGGTCTGAGTCGTTGAACAACAATTGCCGAGGTCTTTTCCAATCCGCGAGCCGGTGTTCTGCCGTGACCGTGACCGTTCGCGTGGACTGCCCGCGCACAAGTTCTGGCACGTCCAGGCGCCCGATCCACGAACCCGGATCAACCTGCAGCGTCCCGCCCGAGTCGATGAACGCGAACAGGACCGTGACCTTTCGGCCCTGATAGTTTTCCGTGAGCACCTCCTCAACCATGTCGGAGGGAACGCCCGACAGCGTGAACTTGATGCCAGCGATGTCGTCCGGCGTTTCCTCGATCGGCTCCATAGTCCCGGCTCCGCTCGCGGCCAGCCATGTGTGCCCGTCATACTCCACATCGAAATCAGTCCCGGCGAGGTATGAGGTCGCGCTGTCGAATTCCATCTTGACCAGCGGAAACCAGACGACGTGATCCGCTGCGACGGCAGTCTGAACGCCACTCGGGATGTCTGGCCGGCTCATGCAAAGACCTCCTCAAATTCAACGGCAAACGGCTCGTACAGCAGGCCATTGCGCGGCCCGTGGAACGGCTCAGCGAGCACGAACAGAGCATAGGGCTTGATGAGGGTCACAGCCGCGTTTGCAGCGGCTTGCGCGCGAAGTCTTTGGGGAACAGCAACAGTCATGTCGCCAGACCCGTCAGCCGTGCATGTCGCATTGTTCTCGACCAGTTGACCGTTCACTGACCACATGTCCCCAGGCGCCAGCGTGCCACCATTCCCGCAGCCCTTGAACACGACCGACGTGCCGAACTGCGCGACTGTGGTCTTGATCTGCACGCCAGATGTCTGGATCGTGCCCAGAGGGTAGCCGACGACATCTCCAGCACCAGTCTTGCGCATGTCCCACAACTGCACTCGGTGTTCTTTGCCGTTCAGCCCGCGCAGGAATCCGAGCAGATCCTGCCGGGTCGAATAATCACCAGCATGGAACGACATCGATGCGCGCCAGTGACCCCCAGGCACGCCGGCAGTCTGCTGGCCTCCACCCAGGACGCTGCGCGTGACGAGATCGTTATCGATCGACCAAAGGTCAAACGATGTCGGCGTGAATCCATCGCGTGTTGGCCAGGCGTAGGTTGTCATGCGCGGCCCCTGCGTTGATCCTCGACGCGATCACTACGGGCCATGCCACGTACTGCGGACAGGCCGGCCATCACCTCGCCACGACTGACGCCGCCGTTGAATGTGTAGTTGTTGACCACCGATCCGCCGCCCTGAGCATTCTCGGCAGCCGTCAGCACGCGCTCGCCCTTGTGCAGCATCGCCGGGAAGTTGTCGTATGGGACATATGGCATTCCTGACGCCAGCGGGGTCGCCATCATGTCGAACGAGTTTTCATATTTCGCCGCCGTCACGTCAGTGCTGGTGCCGCTGTATTTGATCGTGGACAGCAGTCCGCCAATCGAACCCGCGCTACCAAACAAGGACATGAGGCCGGATTGAGCGCCTCCAGTGCCCAGCAATTGCGCCATCAGCGGACGCACAACTTGCAGCCGGTAGAACTCGCTGAGCATCATGTCCACCAGGCTCTTGGTGTTGAGCTTGCCGGTCATCATCATGTCAACCATTGCGTCCTCGATGCCGTGCAGGCTGCGAGTGACAGCGTTCTTTGCGGCTTCGGCGCCGTTGGCCAGGTCCTCGTTGTATTCGCGGATGGCATCACGAACGCCGTTATCCGGATTCTTGCGGCGCTCGGCCTGCGCTGCCACTGCGGCCTTGATGGATTCGGCGAACTTGGCATACGCCGCCGTACCCTCTTTGATGCCCTGCAATTCCAACTGGCGCATGGCGATAGCGATCTCGCGCTCAGCGGTCGTCATCTCCAGGGCTTTGGCCTCGAACTCCAGAGCCTCAAGCGTGTCCTTTGCGATCTTGTGCTGAGAAAGCGCCAGCGCGGTCTGCTCCTGTTCGTAGGCCTTGATCGCGGCGGCTTCGTCCTGGCGCTGCTTGGTGCGCTCAGCGGCCATAGCCTCGGCCTCTTTGACCGCAGATCGCTGCAGCTCCAGTGCATCGGCTGCAGTCTTTGAATCAGCAAGCCGCGTCTCGATCGCCTCACGCTGCGCAGCGGTCGCGGTCTTCTTCATGGCCGCCAAGTCCAGCAGGGCCTTCGCCTCAAACTTTTCCTGTTCAGTCAGGGCTCGTCCGTGGACAAGTTCCTCGGTCGTGAGGTCGATGCGCTCCTGAATGCGCTTGAGCAGTGCATCGTATTCGGTCGCGGCCTCGGTGTTTGGTGCCTTGATGGTCTTGGTCTTGGCGGCCTCCGCTTTCTTGGCCGATTCCTCGACCTTGGCGTCGGTTTCGTCCATGAGCTTTTTGTAACTCTGGGTAAGCTTGATCCGCTCCTTGAGACGGTCAACCTCTCCCTGCAGGACAATGACCCGATTCGCCATCACCGGCCCGCCAGACCGCGCCTCCGCAAGCAGTTTTTCAGCCTTTGCGAGCTTTTCAGTGGTCTCCACCAGCTGAGCCATTTCGACGTTGTTCTTGTGTCGGTCATCGCCAGTAAGGGCCGTCTGCAGGAAAGCAATGATCCCGGCAATCTTGCCGCTCTCAACTGCAGCATCAGCCATCGCTTTGACCGCTTTACCAAGCCCGCTGACGACATCGCCGGCCATCGTCACCGCAAGTTTCTGACCGCTGGCGTTGATGCGCGTCAGGTTGTCGTTGAATTCCTCCGCCTGCTTGGCGAAGTCGGTGCTGATCGTCAGCCCGAGCTTGTCGGCTTCCGCCTTGAGCGCCTTGACTGCATCAGATCCGCCATTGAGCAGCGGGATCATCTCGTCGCCAGCCTTGCCGAGCAGCCCGACGGCGACAGCCGTCTTACCTGCGCCATCCTTGGACACAGCAAAGGCATCCGCCATCTGCATCATGACCGATTCAGTGCCCTTGCCGAGATCCTTCTGCGTGATGCCTAGGGCCTGAAACAGAGCAATCTTCTGCTTGTCTCCAGCCAACCCCTCAGCGATGGCGATGTTCAGCTTCTTCACGCCAGTGCTGAAGGTCTGCGTATCAACATCGGCGAGCTTCGCGGCGTACTGCCATTGGCTCAACGTCTCGGTCGATAGCCCTGTGCGCTGGCTGAGTTTGTTCAGGCTGTCGGCAAGGTCGATCACCGCCCTGACGTTGTTTGCCATGCTAGCTGCAATACCCAGCACACCAAGACCGATCAGAGCGCCTTTAGCAACGGCAACCGACTTGTCGATCGCCGCCATGGCGCCCTGCACGCTGTTCTTTGCCTGCGCCATGTCGGCAGACAGCCGGGCCATGTTGGCGCTCAGCTCGATGTACAGCTCTCCCGCCTTCACGGTGCACCCCGATCGTGTTTCTTCATGGCATCCCTTTCACCGCTATATGGCGGCAAGCTTTCGCATGTGTGCGCGGATCTCGGCAGCGCTCATCGCGCGTGTGAGTGACTCGTCTTCCGGCTCCCATGGCGCAGGGCAGTCCGGTTTTTCGGCGGCATAGAGTTCGTTCAGATAGTCCATGGACAGGCGCCGCAGGTAGTGCGCCTCCCATGGCCTCAGATCAACCCCGGAAAACTCTGACCAGGCCCGTATTTCCCGGTGACTGACGGGAGCAGATCCGCCTGCCGTTACCTCTGTCGGGCCGAATTGCCATAGGTAGCCCAGCAGATATGCAGCAGGCCCGGCATCAGGCCTCTGAGGCTCAAATTTCTCGCCGCGATCCGCCCGAAGACGCTCAATACGGGTTTGTCGTGGACCCTTGATGCCTGGCCTCTGCGGACAAGCGTTCAGCCAGGCGGCGTGCCTGACCCAGACGCTCAAGTCTTCGTAGAGGCCTCCGTAAAATTTCCCCATTCACCAAGGTAGGCGTTGACCTGATCGGCGATGAAACCGATTGAGCGCTCGCTGTAGATCGCGAGGTGCAGATCGGCGCCAACCTTGCCGTCCATCTCGATGCACTGTGTGGAGTGCGTGCAGTCGGCCAGGAATTGGGCTTGTTCGGCCTCCAGATCGTCAGCCGTGGCCTTGGCCTTTTTCTTGTCCTGCAGCCGGGCCAGCAGCCGGACCTGTCGTTCGGCCTGCGCTTTGCTGTACTGCTTGGACCCCGGCCCGAAGACGGTGATCGTGACCGGCTTTCCGTCGTCGAACATGAGTTCGTTGTCGGCGGTCTTGATGTGGATGGTGGCCGTGTCTTTGACGGCGTGTTTGCGGATGTCCATTGGTTTCCTTCGCGGGGAGGTTGAATTGCCCGTGCCCAGCCACCGCTCCCCGCGACGGGCGACAGCAGCCGGGCCGGTGCTCGGTGGATCAGGTGGCGGCGACGATGATCGGCTTGCGGCAGATCGCGAGATCGACCGCCAGTTTGCGCACGTCGTTGACAGCGCCGTCCTGATGCTCTTTCTTGACGACCAGGACATCGAGGTAGTGCACCTCTGCCGTGACCTCGCCGCTGGCCATCGGATAGGTGATCTTGGCGCTGTAGCGATTGTTCGACTCGGAAGCCGTCTCAATCAGCACCTGGCCGGTGTCGCCGGGCAACGATCCCACCATGAGGCTCATCGTGCCGTAGTTGCGCGAGCCCTTGAGTTTTGCCACGACAGCGGATGCCACCGGGGTGAATTCGGTGACGGTTGCGGTCATGCCGTGATTGCCGAAATTCTCGACCTCGCCGATGGTGGTCCAGACGATGTCCGTGCTGGCGTAGCCGGTGGAGTCGTAGCTGTCCGGCAGAGTGGCCGAGAGCGCCAGGGTGGCCCCGGCCATGTTTTGAACAACGGTGCGAGCGGTCATGATGATTTCCTTTCAGAATGAAAAAACCCGCCAGCGGAAATCGCAGGGCGGGCGGGCTTGTCCGGTTTCCCGGAACTCGGGACGCAAAAAAGGCCGCTCAGCGGCGGCCTATCTCACGGTGTAGGTGCGGAGCTATGCGCTCCAGGTCACAATGAAATCGCGAGACCGGGTGATAATCCCGATGTCTGGATTGCTGAGGTCCGGACCCTCAATGTCCGGGATGATCGAATCGCACTTGACGCCGGCCACGGTCCCGCGAACGTGCGGACATGCGGCCAAGACCAGCAGCAAGGCAGCATTCAGGCCGGGATAGCCGGTGCCGCCAGGGCTGGCATCCGTCGCCTTGAAATGAACCGTGACCTGCACGCGCGAGGTGTGCAGGACGTTGGTGCCCGGCATCGCCACCACGGTGCGCGGGATGCTCGATATCTGAGTGACGCCGATGGCTGGGAGTGTCGTGTTCAGCGGCAGATCACCGGCCATGATCCGTGTTGCCGGCACGACCGCTGTCAGTGATGAATAGGCAGCCAGCTTGGTGCGGATGATCCCGACGGCGCTCATACGGTCAGCTCCACATCATCGGCAGCGGATAGGCCTTCTTTCGTCAGCCGGCGCTTGATGTATTCCCCGGTGGCCATCACCGCCTCTGTGCGCTTGCCGTCCAGCGCGACACGGAACACCGGGCGCGGAGCGATGCCGGGATGGCTGATGACCTGAGAAAAGATGCCGGCGAAGAACAGGCTTTTCTGATCCTTGGGCTTGATGAAGTGCGCCCGTGTTCCGAACTCCAGCCATGGCGCCAGGAATGCATGCTTGCCGGTGGCCTTGACCTTTGCGATCACCGTCCCGGCCCGACCGCCACCGCCCAGCTTGATGCCGTCGCGCAACTGGCCTGAGTGCACCGGAATCGTCGCCTTGATCTCGTCCTGCACGACCTTGGCCCCAGCACGCAGAGCCCCGCGCATGATCTTGCGCTCGACCTTCGCCGGCAGTTCGTCCAGGAACTTCTGGAGATCGGCCAGGCCTTTGACGTGCACCAGGTCGCCGCTCATGAGGACACCCGCTCAATCACCATCTCGATGTACCCCTTTCGGCCGCCGATCTCAGCCGGGCCTCCCACGATCTGGTAATCGACATCGCTGTCACCATGCACCGTCACCCGCATCGATGAGTCCACGTCGCTGCGCCACCGGATGCGGCAGCGGCTCTGGTTGCGCGCCACATTCAAACCCTGCCGGACAGCCTCCGACCGGCTCGGCAGCGCGTCCTGAATCTCGGCCCAGTACCGCTCAGCCACCGCAGGACTGCCCGGCAGGTAGGACAGCGGCACCCAGGACACGACCTCAGTGCCGAACGTGCTGTTCTGCGTCACGCTCTTCTGCTTGATCGTGATCTGGCGGTCCAGGATGGGCTTTTTCATGCCGTCACCTCTTGCGCCTGATCAGGCCTGATGCTCAGCCGCTCAGCCTCGGACGCCGTCGCCACGGCATCGCTCATGCCGCCGCAGGCCTCGCAGCGCAGGAACCACTGGCGTGGTTTGCGCGGCCAATCAAAGGAATCTACCCAGGTATCACCGCCACAGGGGCAGGCAGCGGTCTTTTTAAACATAGTGGAACGCCAAGACTTGCCGGACACGATGTTTGACACCTGACTTTTGCATACGCCAAATGCCAAACTCAGTTCACGTAAAGAGTGCCCGTTTGCGCGCTTCATACGAAGATCTGCGACCTGATCCGATTTAAGTTTTGAACTGCTGCTCAGGTCGCCAAATGGCGTGTTCTTGCCGATGACTTTTAATCTTCCTGCGGCCTTTGAATGCTCAGCATTTTCCTTGCACGTGACTATCTCTAGATTGCACGCCGCATTGTTGTTGCGCTGAAAATCAATATGGTTTACCTGCATGCCGGCAGAAAGATCCCCGACGAATGCAGCAGCGACCAAGCGGTGGACATAGAAGCGTTTTTTGATGCCGACGGCAATCGACAAAGACACGCTCACATACCCATTCTTTCTAGGCGTCAAAGTCAGCAATCTCCCTGTATCAATGCGCTTAACGCGGCCAAGGTCAGATACGCAATAGCCTGCGCACATGCTGACCTCTAGCCACCGCTCTCCGGATTCATTGGCGTTGGAATGCGTAGGCACCAATGCTGTCCCTTCCTGCTCGCACTTCATGATCAGACCTTTCCAACAATTTGAATCCAAGCGATGTCATCCAAGAAACAAACCTGCCATCAGTGAAGTGCCACAAATGCTCCCCGGGCCGGTAGTGCCGCGACTCGCGCACCCTGGACAGGTCGGCATAGATCGGCAACGACACAAACAGCATGGCACCGCGCCGGATGCTGGCCAGGGCCTGCGCCGGGTCTTCGATGTGCTCCAGTACATCCCACATCGTCACGGCATCGAACTGCCCGGCGTCGTCGGCATACAGGCCCTGCGCGCGCAGCAGGCTGGCCGTCTCCGGGATCACGTCGAATCCCCGCATCTGGAAGCCCCAGGCCTGCGCGTCCCGGATGAATGCTCCAGACCCAGCCCCGATGTCCAGCACGGAAGCGCCGGCGCTTAGATGGCGCATCAGCAGCGCGCACCGACCGGCATGCACCGCCCGCGCGACATCGCTGCCGGCGTAGGCCTCGCACTTTTCGAGGTAGCCGGCATCGTAGGCCACACGCCCGGCGCTCATGTCCGCTTGATAGGCAACACCATCGGCGATCATCAGATCACCGTCTTGGGTGGCCGGCAGGCGGGCGATGATGTCATCCACGCTTGGCCTCCCAGTAGGCAAAGCAGTCCTCATCCGCCCATGTCACCTCATCGGCTGGCAGCGAGTGCAGCAGATTCCACACGGGCGGCTGGATCGGCCAGGCTTCGTGCATCAGCACCTTGCCACAGCGCTTGACCAGATCAAAGTCGCTGCGCGCGTCGTGGGTGTGGTCGCCGTCGCTGTAGCAGAAGTCGAACTCCAGCGAGTTGATCACGCGCGCCTTTTCGGCGTTGCTGGACACGTCACGGAACTCGATGTTCTGGATGCCCAGGTGCTCAACGATCTCGCGCTTGATGATGCGCTTTTTGAGGTCTTCGGCGTCCAGCGAGACACAGACCACCCGCTCGAAATACTGCGACAGCACAACCGCCGTGATGCCGTTGTACGTGCCGATTTCCAGACAGGTGCCGCCGCCCGCCTTGATGCGCTTAAGGAAGCTCTCAAACTCCATGCAGGCGCTTGACCGGGCAAATGCCATCTTCCCGAACTTGTACAGCACGCGCTTGAGCAACGGGTTGCTGAACGGGCCGTGCGTGATGTCGCCGATCAGCGGTTCGGTGTCATCCACCTCAAAAGTCTTGACGCTCACTGTGATTCTCCCGGCACAAAGCCGACGGTTGAAAAGCTCCACGCGAGATCCCGCTCGCTGTGCAGCACGTTGATGAACCCGAGGTCGCGCAGCATGTTGGCGGTGTCCTCGGGATGGAAGATGTGCAGATGCTTGCGGCAGTTGCTCGGGTTCCAGTACCGCATCGAAGGGTGCGGCAGGTAGAGGAACAACACGCCGCCTGGCTTCAGTCTGGTCTTCCAGTGCTCGATGGCCGCGACCGGGTTGGTCAGATGCTCCAGGCAATGGCTGCTGAACACGTAGTCATACTGTCCTGCTGGCAAGTCCATCGCGTCCCCTCCATCGCGCAGTTCGACCGACTGCGCATCAAGGAACGGCCACGGGCCGGAGCCGACATCCAGGCCACGTCCCTTGCAGAACTGAGCCGCGATCGGCGTGACGTACTGCGCCGCGTTCCCGCGCTTGAGGTAGTCCGGATAAATCGACCCCCGGTATTCGTAGATCATGCAAGCCTCTGTAGAACATGACGCAGCGCGCGGTCCACCGTCACGCGGCTCTGGTTGGCCTTGATCCATGCCGCCTCCAGCATTGGCCTATGCCCAATCGGGTCGCTCGGATCACCCGGCTTCCAGCGCTCATCCACGTTGTGCTGGCCGCTGGTGAAAAAATCGAACCCTGTGAGGTAGACGCGGGCTGGCTCGCAATCCAGCACATCAAGAATTGCCGCAAACCCTGTCGTCGGAATGTGGCCCTGCAGCAGATCGACCTTCGCCATGAATTGCGCATCGTCCGGGATGAACGTGTCCGTGAACCACCAGGCCGCCCGCGCCGTGTAGATGTATCTGAAGTCAATCCCGTTCTGCTTGCCGCGCTGCTCATGCCATTGCGACTGGAGCGGCTTGCTGTTGGGGCACTTGCACATGCACAGCGTGACTCCATCGCGCGTCATCTCATAGGCCGACTTCTTGATGCTGTGACCGTAGAACGAGTAATGCACATCGGTACGCAGACCCTGCTCGTTGCCCGGCTTGTAGGCGTTGACCCTGACAACGACATCGTGAGAATCCACGAAGCCGACCGCGTTATCCAGCGATGACGGCCCGCTGCCAACGATGGCGACTGATTTCCCGCGCATGCGGTCCACGACATCAGACCACTGCACGAAATGCATGCGCCGCCTCATGTATCCGTTCGATTGACCAGTCATCGACTACGTGCCGCGATGTCGGCTTGCTGAGAATCTTCTGCGGCGTGATGGCCCGGATGTAGGGATGCCGCGTGTGCTCCATGCCGTGCGATGCCCAGACCGTCAGCAAAGGCTTGTCGAAGCACTCGGACAGCGGGATCACCCAGCTGCATTGGCCCACCACGCCGGCACACATCCAGGAGATGTCAAACAGGTCTGTCACCGTAGTGCGCCCGTGCAGGTCAACGTCAGCGCGCAGCTTGTAGAGCTCGGCATCCTTGCCGACCTCGACCAGAAAGCACTCATCCAGCGCATCAAGCACTGCATCAAACGCTTCGCGCTTCGGCAGCAGTTCGGCACCGAATCCGTCTGTCCTGGCCATTGGTGCCCGACCGCCGTGGACCATCACGATCGGCTTTCCCTTCGCCATCGCGCGTAGGTCATCCACCAGCAGGCGATTCCGGATCTCCCACTTGAACGCCAGCGGCACGGCCACGCCCGCACTCTTGCATATGTCCTGCCATTGGTTGGTGCGCGTGTCCTGCTTGCCCATCACGTAGTGCGCCAGCACGTCGATGTTGTCGCGTCTGAATGGCGATACCTGCGCCCCGGTCCCGGTGAACACATCGGCCTGTGCCGTGCAGACCTCGACAGATTCACCGGCACGGATGAAGTGCTCGACGATGGGGCGCATGTAGATCGCATCGCCCAGGCCAGAGCCGCCGCGAATTCGTTTCACAGTGCCGTCTCCAATTGGACCTTCGGGAAACTGTTGATCGCGCTTCCGGGTGAGCAATTCAGCACCTCCACCCCTGCCGTGATCAGCGCATTCTCAGCAGCGCTCATCGCTTGCCGGTAGAGCGGATATGCAGCCGGTGGCGTGGGCCTCGGGTGCGATCCGTGGAAGTGATCCCGACCGTCTGTCGGCTGCCCGTCGAACCCGACCAGCAAAATCCGCTTCGCGCCAGCCAGCACGGCCAGATTGAGCGACTGGAAACCGCTGTTGAACCCAGTCACCAGGAACTGCGGATCCAGAGATAGGCCCATGCTTCGACCAGGATGGTCACGGTTGCGCATGATGTGCACCGACGGCCCCAAATCGCTGCCGCCGCTGTCCTGAATGCTGCATTTTTGGCCCTGAAAACCGAGCCACCGCGCCCGCACATCGGCAGCGGTCAGGCCAAGCATGGGCTTGGCAATGCCTTCCGTGTGCCAGCGGTGCCAGTGCGCGTCCGCCGCATACTGGACATTTGCCCACGGAGCCACAAGATAGGCATCATTGACCGCGATGCACCGCACATCGGCTGCCCTGACCATCTCGACCTGCTCCAGCGTGAGGCTGGGCCCACCGCCCAACAGGACTACCGTTTCACCGACCCAGGCCGGCAGCACCTCACTGAATCGTGAGCCTGGAAGATGACGCAGGATCATGCGATCCCCGTGTGAACTCGCTCACCCTCGACCAGCGCCGCCGCCGCGTCCAGCAGGCTCTGCATTTCAGCGCCCCGGTCGTACATCGCCTCAATCCAGAGCTTCATGGCCTGCTTGTAGCGATTCGGAACCGATGTTGCGGTGTCCTGCGGGCTGCCAGTCGTGTTGGCATAGCCGGCCCGGAACGTGATCCTGAAATTCCCGACGCCCCACGTACCACCAGACAGCGGCACGATTCGTGGATAGCGGCCAGCACCCTCGCGCAGTTGGTAGGTGCCGGTCGTGACCGCAGTCTCAGCGCCATCTGACCCGACCGTGACGAACGAGGTCAGCGCGATCACCGGGGATTTGCGCAAGGCAATCTCTGTCAGGCGGTCAGCCCAGACCAATTGCCCGGCGTAGTACCCCGGCAGTGTCCGATAGCCGCCCACGCTATCCCCTGTCAACACGCCCGTCTGATCCACCGTCAGCCGCCACTCTTGCTCCACCAGGATGCGCCCGGTGTAGTCCTCAACCCACTCACGCGCGCCCTGAATGAGACCGGTAACGTCGTCGTCCTCGTCAGTGTTCGAGTCGAACATTCGCAGATGGCGTTTTGCTTCGGCCAGCGTGACCGGCTCAAATTCCGGACCGCTGACACGCTCCAGCACCCAGATCATGCGAGCCTCACGGGTTGGCGCGGTGCCGCGCTGATGGTCTGAGCGTCCTTGCCATCGCGCCCACGTTTGACAGCGAGGCGCCACGCATCAGACGTGCCGGGCTTGTCACCTGTGGCCTTCTGCGCGATCCAGAATGATCCGTCCCACGTCGTACCGTCGCCGGCATCAAATTGCTTTTCACGCCAGACGCCGCGATCAATGACCACCGGCAGGCTGTGCTTCTTGACTATCGTCGCGCCGTCCGTCGTCTTGATCCCGATGGACAACGTGCGCATGTCGTCACCCATCTGGATGTCAATGGCGTCGATGCCGCGCACCACGATGTGCCAGCCGTATTTCTCCAGCTCTGCGCCATCGCCAAGCGGATCGGTTGCTCGATAGGCCCGGATGATTCCGCCCTTGTGGCTGGCGTAGGTGCCGCGCTGGTAGCGCTTTTCTGTGTCGATGCCATCAAGCACCTCGATGTGCACGGCATCGCGGCCAGGCTCACCGTTCAGACCGTCGCGGCCATCCTTGCCGTCTGTGCCAGGTGTGCCGTCCTTTCCGCTGATGCCGTCCATGCCACGCAGCCCTGGCTCACCATCCTTGCCATTGATCCCATCTTTCCCGGTGGCGCCGTCGCGCCCATCGCGCGGCGCCGGCAGTGCTTTGACTTGGCGCTCAATCTCGGCACGGATCGCCTCGGGATCGGCGTCTTTGCCGTCTCGCCCAGGTGCACCGTCCTTGC